CTCTTTCTTGTAGGTCTATGATGTATAAACGTGCAGTGAGTAGACCTTTTACCTCTCCACACATCTTCTTGTACTCCGCAAAATCTTCAGCCTTGCCATCGGCTATTGACATTTGGAGTTGGGATACTTTGTCATCTATCTTTGAAGCTAGAAGTTTTAGATACTTGTCGATCATTTGTTGTTCCTCATCATGTCAGCCATCAGTTTGTTCTTCTCTGATTGGGCATCTTGAGCCAGTTCCATCTGATCTTTCTGTACAGTCGCCTGAATCCGCGCCATATCAATCTCCTTCTGGGTCATGATTCGCTCGCGTTCAATCTGCTGTTGTGACTGCTTAAGCTGGGCGTCAGTCGCATCCTTTTGAGCCTTACGCTGTGCCTCTTGTGTCTTGATCTGCAACTCAGCCTGTTGGATCTGTACCAAAGGATCTTGTGCCATCTGCTGAGCTTGCGCCTGCTGGGCCTGTGCTTGATTAGCCTGTAACAACTGAGCACTCGCCTGTGCAATCAATTGAGACAGCTGGACTTCCACATCATCAGGCAATTGCTTATCAGGAGCTGGGAGCGGCACACCCATTTGCTTCTCGATCATTGTTCTGTAGTAGAAGCCTAAGTGCTCGGCAATGTGCGCCTGTAGTGAGGCCATGATCTGGTTGGCCTTGGGGTTCTGGCCAATTGTCTGCATGATCACAGGGTCTTGCATGAACGTCTGGTGAACCGCGATGTGAGCTTGTTGGTCTTGGGAAATAAACGCCTTCAGTGGCTCGCCATTCAAAGCCGCCATGTTTTCGCTCACCGGATCTTTTGGCATCTCATCATCAGGCAACGGCACCAACTTATCAGCGTGTTTGACTCCCAACACATCTAACATCTGGCGGTGTAACTGAGGTAAGTTGTAAATCTGTGGCGCTTGCTGGGCCAGCTGGATCACCGCTTGATACTGGACAATCTTCTGAGCCATCGTGGCCGCATTGGGATCGCTCACAGGAATCACATCAACTAAGTCGTAATCAGACTTCTTGGCTTTGCGGCTTCCTTGTTCGGGCTCGTAAGAGTATTCATCAGGAGTGAAGTCGCGGATGATGTCTCTTAGGAGTGCCAGCTCTTGCTTGAACGAATAGTGAATACGAGCCTGAACAGCTGTCATCACCTTAAGGGATCTCTCAAGGATGGCCAGTGTCGTTCCTACTGGAGAGTTGGCCGACATATCAGCAACTTGGATGTCAGCGGCAGACGCAAACTTACGGCCTTCGTCAACAATCTTATCTAACAAAGCAGCCAATACCTGTGATGGCTCTTTATAGGGTAGAGCCATGATGTTATCGGCAATAGTCCCGCTTGGTACGTCAACATCGCGCCACTCAGCTGGACCAATCGGTGTATCGTCACCTTTAACTCGAAGACCGCGAGTCTTAAATCCACCGGGCAAGTTGGCCAGTGTCCCTGCGTCCACCAGCTGGCGCAGAATAGACGTACCAGACTTGGCAAATGCTCCGACAAGGTGAATCAGACCAAAACAATAGAATCCAAAGCCGGGCACATAACCATAGTGAACGTAGTGCTGGCGCTTTGTGTGTAACTTATCGCCTTGCTTCCAGTTCCTGCGGATAGCCAAACACTTCATGCTTCCATGTTCAATGGTCACAATATAAGGCAGGCCGATTCCCGTGGGTTCGCCGTCTTTATCGGTGTGTTCGTAACCTGGGATGTCCAGATCTACGTTTATCTCAAGAAGTTTATAGCGGTCATCCGATAAAGCGCGGAATCCCATCTTCTCGGCAATCTTTTTCTCTACTTCATCCAACATATTATTGGGTTCACCCAAGTCAATGTCAGCGTAGAACCCAGCAACCTGTAGTTTTCTCAGCTCATTCTCAGTCTTACGCATAACGTGCGTAACACGGGGGGATGTCTGGATATTAGACGCACCATAAGGAACAACCAGATCTTCGGCCGGCACAAATATAGACGTCTGGCGGTCAAAGTTGGGGTCAAAGTACACTTTCTTAAAAGCATTACCCGACAATCCCAGTCCCCACACCATCCTCTCGTGCTCTGGCCTGAACTCAGTCATGACATCGGTCAACTGATAGTTCATATCGTCTTGAACACGGACGGCGGCGTCTTTCTTTTCGGGGGTTTCTTTACCGATAATCTGGGTCTTCACCGGTCCCGCAGCAGGGAACGTGCTCATCATGATCTCGGCTTGGAATTTCACCAAAGCTTCTGACAGTAACGGGTGATAAACCCCGCAAGCACCAATCCAAGGGTCGGCTCTCTCTTCAATCTTCATCCCCAAGAGCTCTAAACCGTCTACATACGTCTGCATCCAGTCTTTTCTTGAGTTGACATCATCGTCATAGTCACCAACTAGGTCAGTCACTATCCCAGTCACCACTGAATCATCAAGAATTTCAACTAAGTTAGCGTCAAAATCCTCATCATCTTCGCCGCCAATCTGAATTTCCACACCATCCATGTTAATTGTCACCTCTTCAGGGTCAACAATCTCGATCTCAATACCTTGATCGTCTTCTGTTTCAGGCATTAGGGACTCAATACCCTCTGGTGCGGCGTAAAGTGATTTTTCAATGGACATATTTATCCTTAGTAGTAAGAAACCTTGCGTCTAAACGAGCGAACTTCGTCCTCTTCGTCAGTCTGCAAGCGTATAAACCCGCCTTTTCTGAACCTTATCAGAGCTTGCGTGGCAGAGTCAACTAAGTCATCATGGTCAGAGTTTGGAAACGCAGCCATCTCTTCCATCAACTCATCAGCCCAGCGCGTAGCCGGTGCCCAAACCTTACCACTGGCAAACAAATCAGATACAGAATTGATCCTCACCATCTTATCATTACCCCTAGATGGCGTAAACTCTTGAACAGGAATTCCCATCGCCCTCAACTCAAAGATCAACGGCGCTCCTGACGCTTTTGCCTCAACAATAAACGCATCTGGCTCCCACTCTTTATAGTGGTTGAACGCCTTTTCCTTCAGTTCAGGAAACTCCATCCTTCTCTTAAACGCATCCAAGAGAATAATGTTCGCGTCATTCTGGTTTTCATTTAAATAAAACACACCCCAAGTCGTACAAGCTGAATAGTCAGATCTCTCGTTCTTCGTGAACGCCGTATCCCAAGACTGGATCAGAAACTCACACTTCGGAGGATCCTCTTCTTTCCACTCTTTCCACCACTCTCTCTTAACAATCGCGCCCTGTTCGCTCGTTGGGCTTTGTTGGTACTGGGCGTTCCACTTAGATGCAGGCAGTTCAGATCTCAGGGCTTCGAGTTCTTCTAGGCTCCAGAACTCTGGCCACAGGGGTTTACCGCTCGGTAATATCGCAGGGAAGTCAATGACCTCCCAGTCGTCATTCCCGTCTTTTTCTATAGAGGACTGGAGGATCCTGCCTGTTAAATCCCTCTTAGCCCAGCGCGTCATCACGACAATGATCGCTCCTCCAGGCTGTAGACGCTGGCGCGGTCCAGAGGTGTACCACTCATAAACTTTATCAAAGACCGAAGGATCACCGGAGGCAAGGGCGGCCTCCTGCTCAGAGTGGGGGTCGTCAATGATTAAAAGATCAGCACCCTTACCAGTCACTGTACCACCTACACCAATCGCAAAATACTCCCCGTTCTTATTCGTAGACCAACGGCCGGCGGCTTTACTGTCTGACCTCAGATTAACATTGGGGAATATCTTAGAGAACGGCTCACTGGCCACCAAGTTCCTGACCTTACGTCCAAAGCCTACCGCCAGTTCAGCAGTGTTCGAGCACTGGATGATCTTCTTACTAGGGTCCCGTCCCAAGAACCACGCCGGCAACATATACGAAGCAAACTCACTCTTCGTATGCCGTGGGGGCATATTGATGATCAACCTCTTTATCTTCCCAGTAGCGATCTCTTCAAACTTCCGAGCCATTACCTTGTGATGCCGCCCGTCAATGAACCCCGGCCACATCGAGTGAGCAAACTTAATGAAATCATCAAAAGCCTCTTCTCTCTGTTGGCTGGCTTCTAATGCGTCTAAGTCGTCAAGGTAAGAGGCTTGTTCGTTAGAAGGCATCTTAAAGAAAGTCTCAGCAGCTTCCTCCGCTTCTTCTCTCGGGAGATTCAAAGCAAACATCACCCTCCTGACAAACAAGTCAATCTCTTCCTGCTTCTCCAGTTGTTGCTTTTTATTCATAAGGCTCGTATGTCATCTCAAAGATTTCAGCCTTACATGGGTAGTGCTCCCCCTTCACCCCAGTGATAATCCAGTCGCCCGGGATAACGTAATGTGCACCTTCAAGGGTGTCAATCATTCCAAGGTCTTTGCACTTCACACCAACTGCATCGGCATACCAAGTGTCTGCATTACCACTAGTTGCCGGATATACCATCGGGTGATCACCGTCTTTAAACCACTGGGTGGCTTCTATCACTATAGGCTTCTTAACAAACTTCATGGCAAGTTCCTCAGTTTCAAATAAGACGGCCTAACACTCCGAGCAGAATTCTTAGCCCGCCTGCATATCCCCAACTCACAGAGCTTCTTCACAACCCTATGAACATTCCCCCGCCC